ATCAGAAGAATTCATTAGAGAGTTTCAAGATAAGGTGGATTGGAAAAATATATCCAGTGAACAAACTTTATCAGAAGATATCATATAAAATAACATTTATCCAAAAAAAAAAAATAGTAATAAATAACATATATATTATTATGTCGATATCTATACTTAAGGATATTGAAATAATTAAGGAGGAAGTAAAAATGTTGAAACAAATAACTGATTCGGATATGATTATACTAAACAGCGTGGAGTCATATCTGAAAACATTGGGAATACCAGTGATGCAGAACCCACAAGAACAACTAATGGTTGTTCAACAAGCAAAGGACTTCATGTATTCGGATATAGCGAGAAGGGTTCCACGTGTGGCAGCGTATATTCTGTCCGCTGATATGGAGACAGACACAGTAGCACAAGGCCTATTCTTTTCTTTATCGAAGCATCTAATGGACCCAGTATTTGTGCAGATACTAATGCAGTATCTACAACAAATGAACAACGGCGAGGATAATGGTATCACCGGAGCGTTCATGGCAAAAGTTATGAATCGTTATATGGAAGCTAACTGGAAAGAAGAAAATACTTCTACACCAAAGAAAGACAAGAAAGATAAGAAAGACAAAACAGAAACCACAGCTGCTGCACCTGTAGTGAATGATATGTCAGCAATTAAACATATCCAAGAAGCAGTGCATTATCTACTTGGTAACATGGCAGGACTGATTGCTTCTCGATGTGGTAATTTAACACAGTCAGAAGCAATCGCAATTGCGGCTTGTATCGCAATGAATAATCGTGATACAATAACAGAGATAATAAAATCAGATTTACCTGTGACCGCTGACATATTCAATATAGTCCAGGACCCATCTAATTTAATAAAAAATGCACTTTTACTCGATAAGAGTGAATTCACTAAATTGTCATCGAATCAAAGTGCATTTGTTGATAGTTTGAAAAGATGGGTATATGATAAATTGAACCAGATACCAACACAGGAATCATTCAAATTCTTAGTATCAGTATATGGTTCAATAAGACCAACTGATACTGGTAATCGTTTGATTCAATTAAAAGATTGCGGTATGCAGTACAGTAATTTACTAACTGTAGCCAAAAGTCTAATTAACTAAAAAATGATTATAAAATTAGGAGGAAATTAAAATGGCACTAAAAATTCATCCATCAGTGGACGCTTTAATTAAACCTATTGTGTATGAAATGACCAAAATACACATCGCACAAAAAACAAACCCAGCGATAGGTGCACACAATGAACCAGAAGCTGTCAGATTAAAGAAGAGAGATTGTGTGCATATCCTCTTCGATGGTCAGGAATATCGAATTGGTGCAAACAAGACTGCTGATGGTAGACTTGTTTGTGAAGGTTGTGGGCGAGAGATTGCAACAAAGTTTGATAAGAGTGGTGTTGAAGCAATAACAAAAACCATTACTGTAATCAACCAGTTGACATTATTCGGTCTATTGAATGGACTGAAAGCTGAACCTTTAGCAGCATTGATACAACTGAAGAAATTGTTGCCTGAAGCAGCACAGTTGTTGAGTGAGTTGAATGAATATGTCAAGAGAGACAATTCAACCAATAATGCTGAAAAGAATATTGGTACTGAATACAACACACCAAACACATTCAGAAGTATCACTAGCATGTAATTTAACATATATAATATGACGGGTTTTAAACCCGTCATATTATATTTATTCATTATTTTTTGTAAAGGAGTCGTTATGGCAAAAAAATTAACAATAGCCGAATTAGTTGAAACACATAAACCAAAGAATGTCAAATATAAGTATATTATAAATGATGATAAAGTTTACGATGAATTGGTTGCATTAGATTATGATTTATCCACACTTGATACCATAGACAATAATGAATTGGTTGCTGCTGCTTTGAGTTCTGATTTTGTTATGACATTTGATAGAACGGCTGTATCTAAAGCAACGGAACCAACCATTCTGGATAATGGTGTTATTCTGTCAAAGAACTTAATTACCAAAGCAGACAAGAAGTTATTGTCGATACAAACCAGTGAATTCGTTTTCAATTCAATCAAGCATATTGCATTGAAATTTAATTATAAATATTTTAGTATACTGGAGATATTCATATTGACATAATTGATATATTGAACGGGCACAATGTGCCCGTTCTAATAATTGTTTTTTTTTTAATTACTACACAACTGCATTGTTGTCTGTGCCATAAACAGATTGTTATCCATACACGTCAACACGTTACAAATGTATGCTGCGCGATAATATTCATTCATACTAGCACCACGTAATGGTGATTCGAATATTAAATTATATCGAGTATTTATTTTAAGTTTACTTATATCGATACACGAACAAGATAAATCAATACGTGTCATACGTTCATTAACACGCGATATGTATGTTTCACTTATAAATGGATTATGTGTTTTATGTAATATATCAGGAGTAACAATCTTTTCATTTAATTGTTTTGATTTTTTTAAATATAATTTTTTCATTTTATTTGTATTTATTTTTAAATCTTTGATGTTTATATTCGTTATGTTTTCTGAATTCAATACACGCTCAATATCTGTTTCTGACATAACAGAAACGTTCTGTGCCAACGTACTCATAAAATATCTATTATTTATTTTTTTCATACCAATCATGTCATCATTACTTTTATATGAATCAACATATATCGGTATTGGTACTGTACCATTGTTTATGTCAGTATTACATAAATACAATTTATCAATATCACCATATAACTGGGCTCCTTTATTATATAATCCATATTTATTATCAAAGAATGCTAATGATTGTGTTATGTTTAGATTCGGTATAAGCACCTGTTCATACTTATTGTTATTCTGTAAAGGGTCTATTGTGTAATCAACTATACCACCTCTTACTAGTATATCATTTAATATTGATATTATTGACATATTTTTGTATACTGATTGAACTTTCTGTTTCATTAGATGAATAAGTTTTTCATCATAACAATAAAACTCTATTGGTACTCTTATATTAGTATTCAAATCATCATTCTTTTTTTTACCATTTTCATATTGGTCCATATATGATGTTGGTATATTCTTACTTTCAATAAAGATTTTCATATGCAATGGTATACTCTTTATTGGTGAAACTAATGTTGGTGATTTATCATCACTATTCATCTGATAAATACCACCATCTAAATTTCCACGTAAATGTAATTTGTCAACATGTTCGGATATCTTTTGTATCAATGATATATCCGAATATAAACGTACTCGTATAATTGGATAAGTCATGGTATCATAGTTATTGATTATCGATATAGATACTATATCAGAAGTTGGTATGTTGATTGTTTCTTCACCTTCGATTATTAAAGTAAAACTAACTTTATACAACGAAGAATATTTGTTTTGATTGTCCATTTTACTAAACACTCCTTAAACAATTGATATGTACCACACATTTTGGTAATCGTTAATATAATGATCAAATTTATTATTATGAAATGAGGAAATATTATGTTTGAAATTATTCAGGAAGCTGTTCTTCCAAAATTATCACAGACATCATTCTATGGTGTTTTCGAAAAGAATTCCCAAATATCTAAACATATCCGTGATGCTGTAAATAATGCATCAAAGTATATGGTTAAACCAGATGCTCTTGAAGAGATAATCGCATTAATGAAATTAAATGGTGATGCGATTGTTAAGGAAGCAATACTGGCTTATCAAAAGGGTGATATTGTTATTATATATAACAAAGAAACATCTAAAATCCCACTAGTGTTACCATACATTTGTATTGGTAAAGGTAATGTTGTACGTGCTTATATATTTGCTGATAAGGTTGTGAATAATATAAAAGCAACAGGTGAGTATACGAATTTAATGGCTGTATTGGAAGCCGCTTATCTGTCATTATGTATACATAAAAACCCAAACAAGTTTTTGAATAACAGACAACTGATGTTAATTTTGTGTAACATATATTGTGATATGGTATCATTACCCCTTGAACAGAAAATGTATATCAAGGGTGAGAATTTAACAAAACTTAGATTATACGCGATGGCTTATTTTTACAAGATAATTGATGGGGATAGTATCAGTATTGGTACGATTCCATATAAGAGAATTATACAAGATAAAATCGACGAGCGTGTTGTCAAGCAAATAATCGAAAGCGTCAAGAATGATGAGGATATGGGTTTCATGTCATTGTTAAAAAAGATTTCCACAATTAATCCGGTTAGATATAAAAACATCGAAGCTATGTATCTCAATTACTTCACATCTACATGTGGTGTTACTTTAATATTTGCAATAGAGAACCCAACATATTTAATGTTGTTACTTACATCAGCTTCATATAAAACAACATTATCTGCGTTTGGATTAAATAAATTAGTTGGTGTTAATAGTAGGCGAGCATTGAAATTCTTGATGTCACATGATATTAGATAATTGCTCGATAAAAATAAAAGAAAGGAGTGAGTCATATGAGCAATGGACCGGTTTATCGACAGGCTGCTAATAAAACATTAACACCCAGTGATCATTTTGTACAACCAGTTGATGATACAAATGAGATTCGTTATAAGAATAATGACAATAATAAATCGTTTTTTATAAAAGATCATTCGAAACATTTTATTCGTGATTTAAATGAACCAGGTAATTCATATATCCCAGTTACACACATAAATGATGATGGTGTTGAGGTACCAGTGTTCTCTGGTTCAACAACGAATATCAATCCATTTAATGATCCAGAAAAAGATAAAATAATAACCAATGGTTTGGAGAATGCCGAAACATCGGACATCAGAGAGAAAACATCTGATTCAACCAGAATACCACCATTGTCACCTTTACATCCATTTACACGTATGGATCCATACTTAGCACAACAATCAAATTTGACAACATATAACCGTTCTAAATTACCTGTTGCTGATTTAGAATTCCGCAAAGGGTTTCGTCATATATTTATCACTAGACCGGAATGTTATATAATGTCACGTGATCCGAACGGATTGAAACCAATATTATCGGAACAAGCATCATATGATGAAGATTTCGCATCATGTTATTCACGAATGCCACATATATTGAATCTATTATCACCAATATATGTAACAGGTTCTTTCTCCCAGAATGGTATTAATTCTAATATAAATTATTTATTATCGAATCGTGTAATGGGTTTATCAACAGCACCTACTACCAACCTAACAACGGTTGATTCTGTTAACAAGAGTATCGAAGGATATACAGTAACACCAGCATTGAATGTTGAAACCAGACAAGGTTCGTCATTATCATTGAATTTCAGAGATACTAAAAATCTGGAAGTGTATGAAATGTTAAGGATGTGGATGTTGTATAATTACAAAAGAGCTAAGGGTATATTTTCCCCACCATATAACGGATACCAGTATAAGAATGGTTTCTTACCAACACAAGAGAGTGGATCTCCTGTTGGTAATTCTATAATATATCACCCATATGACCGAGCATTGGAATATTGTTGTACAATATTCGATATCGTCACAAATGAATCAATGACAAAGATAATATATCAATGTAAATATTATGGTGTTTATCCAATAGAAGCCACCTTAAATGGACTGGTAGATGAGAAAAATAATATGATGACCGAAGATATGATGGTTTCGGCTACATTCAAATATCACAAAAAATTAGAGAATGTGAATAAAACATTAGTTGAATTTAATTATAATGCCGGTATAACAGATGACTTGGGTCGTGTGAATAAAAGCTTTATTAACACATCACAGCCTTTCTTATTACATGATAACCCAGAAGACAGAATAATGAAACAGTACATTGGTGCTGCTGGTATGTTTACTGGTTCACCATACATCATATTAGGTCAATCACAAAATGACCCTTTGGATAAATCGAATGGTATAATAACACCGTATCTACAGTTCACTGATGTCACTAATGTTGAATTAAATAATAAGATCAATAGTGGTATTGTTAATATTCAAAAAGAAAACACTGATAAGGTTATAGGTATTATATCATAAATGAGAGGAGGAAATTAAATTGGCTACAAAAGAACAAGAATTAATAGAGGCGTTGATGTCGGATATTACGGGTGATAAAGAATATGAAGCTCATGAAATCACTAAAACCATCCAAAACATTTTAGCACAATATAATTTATCGACCGATATGTCTTTTATTGAAAAAATAGCGTCCATGAAGTTTGGTGAGAAAGGTGAAAAGTTTGATTTAGGTGATTTACCGAATGAATTACAGAACGCAGCTTTCTTACCAGTGAATACAATTGCTGATATAGCATTGCGTCAAGATTTAGATATGATAATATCACAGATACCAGAGATGTATAAAGTAATACAAGTATTACGTGACGCTACATGTGAGGCTGATGTTGTTACTGGTAAACTAGCAAGAACAATATCATTTGATAAAACAATACAAGATGACTCGGAGAGGGAAAATACCATATCAATCATCGAAGATGTCGAAGACCGTTTGGAATTAGATTCAACAATCAAGAATCATGTTGTATACAATGCATGGTTATATGGTGAAGCATATTTGTACGTGATTCCGTACGCTAAAGTATTTTCTGATTTATACACATATCGTTTATCTAATTCGAGTAATAAAAATAATAATATCAGTAGTATGTTTGAAACTTCATCCACGCTTGATGGTTATGGATACAACGAATCCGTCGCACATGAAATATCATTAAAAGACACTATAATTGCAGAATCATCTAATGATGTTACGACAACTGGTAAAACGAAGAGATCGAAGAATGTATCAAAATCAAATGTCCGTAATAGTATATTTACCGAACAAGAGATTATTGAGATATATCCAACATATACTGGTGGTAGTAAACTGACAAATGAAACAAATAATGACAACCGTGGTTTGTTAGATTCCGATATAGACAATATGATCGATGATATATCGAACAATATACATTACATAAAAGACCCGGTTGCAATTCCTGTGCTTGAGCATTCCGCGCATGATTTACGTGAAGTATATGCTCATAAATATAAAAAGAACACTGAATATGTTCAAGAGGTAACGACATTTTTTGAACAAGTTATGAATGATGCAACCGATACTGCTTTGGACAACAAATTTTCTCGCATCAAGGGAGTTTACATTAAACCACTACCTGCGACAAAATTGATTCCGATAATTATTGATAAAACAGTTATTGGATATTATTATATATCTGATTTAACCAGACCTAACCAATCGGGCGAACGTAAAAACAGTGGACTTGGTGGTCAAACATTAAGGTCACCATCAGTTGGACGTGATACATTCTCACCCGATCAAATGTTCTGTGAAAAAATAGCAACTAAAATAATTAACAATTTTGATTTAAAGTTTATGCGTGATAATTTAACATTACATAAACAGATTGTTTCTGTGTTAATGGCGCATAAATTCAATGAATCAATGTTACGCTTCGTATTCATTCCTGCAGAAAATGTGGTACGTTTTATATTAAACAAAGATGGTGATGGTAAGGGACATTCAGTACTTGAGCCAGCATTGGCAACTGCTAGAATGTACATGTTTTTGAAATTATATTCACTACTCTACCAGATAAACAATTCACAAATCCGCGTGATTAATGTGAGAATGTCCGGTATTGATAAAGACTACAAAGCATTCATTCAAGAGCATATGAGGAAGTTTGCTGCTCGTCGTATAACAACGTCCGATATTTATAATTTCCGTCAATCAATGTCTAAGGTGTCAGGTGGTTCAGAATTAATGTTACCCACTGGACCAAACGACAGACCACCAATAACAATTGAGACAATACCGCCTTCTGAAGCACCGATAAATACTGAACTGATGGCATCAATAAAAGACGAGATATTGGATTCAACGCCTGTACCGACAATGATGATAAAGACACAAGCAAATGAAGTTGATTTTGCAAAAGAAGTTGAAAATGCGAATACTATGTTAAACTCTGCTGTTGCTTCGGGTAAAATTGATTTGAATCCAGGATTAACGACGTTATATAAAATAATATTAAAATGGGAAACAAATATTGATGAAAATATCATTAATGATTTACGTTATACATTAAGAATGTCAACCTCAAAACAATTAAGTGTTACGTCAGAAATGTTGGGTAATTTCCAAGCATTCAATGAATTAGTAACACAAACATTCTTGACGAGTGAAGAAAACAAGGATGGTGGTGATGGTCAATCTGATTTAGCGCGTGAATATAGGAAATTACTCATCGCAGAATTCATGCCGAATGTTGATATTGGTCGTCTTGAAGAACTGGCTGATGCAGCACGCAGTAAAGTTAATAAAACAAAACTTGAATCAACGAATAAACAAGAGAACATTATTGATGATTTACCACCTGATGACGAAGGGATGATTTAATTGAAGATTGAGAAAACGACCACTGGGTTGATAATACGGGAACCAACCGATGATATTAAAAGAAAATGTTTACAGTATTTTTCATTAAACAAACCAACCCGTGAATTCTTCATTTACAGTGGTAATGATATTGACAATAAACCAATCTTTGGTAAAGACAGAGACGTGTTATACGTCTCTTCTGGGTTTATGAAAATAAACGACCCTATTATCAAGAAAGCTTTCAATAAAGTATCAGAAATAAAACCGAAGATTGGTAAAACAATAAAAGTTGATATCGATATGAAACCAAGATCAAGGTTACAGAAAGATTGTATCGATAAATTAATAAACACTAATAGTGAAAAGATAACAGTTGAGTTACGACCAGGCACAGGTAAACGTCAACCGTATAGTTCTATGATACCCACGCCCACACCGAATGGTTATACTCGGATGGGTGATTTGGTTGTTGGTGATTATGTTTTCAGTAGAACCGGTAAACCAACGAAAGTATTGGGTATATATGATGAAGGCATTCAAGATGTTTATAAAGTAACATTCAGTGATGGTCGTACAGTACTATGTGGGCCGGAACATTTATGGTTGACAAAAACAAATGATGATGTGAGATACCGAGTTCGTTCATTAAAAACAATGATGGTGGATTATTTCACAACATGTGATGAATATGAAAATACAAGAGCATTCAAATATCATATTCCTTTAAATGAAAAAGTGTTATACCCAAAACGTGATGTACCGATTGATCCATTGATACTAGGATATTTCATAGGCAAAGGTGATTTAACATCAAAACAATTAAGAATTTCATTTAAACCACAAATCATCAGTGATATTGAAAATGAATATGATTTTAAAACAATTCACATGTATAATGAACCATGGGTTACATTTATGGATAAGAATGATAAACATATATTGACGTCGGATTTCTTCAAAGACATACCATCGATGATTAATATGTCACCATCTAATATGTCGATACCAGACGAATATTTATATAACGACGTTGATACACGTGTATCATTATTGAAAGGATTGATTCGTTCAATACCAAACCATTATAACCATATTAGTGATGGTATCATTGATATCACGTATCATATTAAATCAAAAACATTACTCAGACAGATGACATTATTGTTAAATTCATTTGGTTTAGTATGTGAAACAAGTATAGATTGTAAACGTAAATGTTATCTATTAACTGTGGACCTAAGTGATGATACAGTTGATCATTTAACTATCACAAACATAGAATATTCACATAGAGAAGAATGTAGGTGTATACTTGTTGACGACCCAGAACATTTGTATTTGACCGATAATTACATTGTTACACACAATACTTTCATATCATTATATTCAATATCAAATATTGGGACAAAACCATTGATTATTGTACCAACAACAATGTTGAAGAACCAATGGATTGAAAGTTTAACTGATATGGGTATTGATAAGAATAATATTGCAACAACAATATTTGATTCAATCAATAAAGATTTCTGTGTCGTAACTATTTCATCATTAGAAAATGCGTTACGTGATGATTGGCACGGGTTGATGGAAACAATCGACAAAGCACAGTTTGGTATTCGAATAACGGACGAGGCCCATTTACATCTAAAAGGATTACTGAAACTTGATGCGATATGTAATATTAAAAGAAACTGGTATTTATCAGCAACACTTGGTCGTTCTGATATAGCAGAAGATAAGATATTAAACAGAGCATTACTTGATGCCGATAGATTCGTTGGTAATTCAATATATGATGAATACCAACATCAATACGTTAAAATATATCTTCAGGATATTCATTATCATCCATCCGCAAAATTATGTGATACTCATTTCAAATATGGCACAAAGGGATTGGTTCGTTCAACATATTACAATATGTTGATGCATTATCGTGGTGGTAAACCATTCATTGCAAATATAATCACGATGATTAAAAGAGCAAAATCAATGGTTTCATATGGTAAGATACTAATACTCGTTCCTTTAATAAGTACAATAGAAGTCGTATTGGAAAAGATTAAAAAAGATTCGTTCTTTAATAAATTAACATGTGCTGGTGTTGATGGTTCAATGTCTCTATCTGATAAACGTAAAGCATTAGAGTGTGATATCATCATATCAACATCAATGTCAATGGGTGTTGGTGTTGACATATCAGATTTATCAACCGTAATAAATTTTGATCAATATGCGTCACCAATAATAACCGAGCAGATAGTTGGTAGATTAAGAACACGTAAAGATGATAAAAACACACATTATTTTGATATATGTGACTATGTTAAATACGCAAAGACAATAGCCAACTGGGGAAGAAAACGTAGAATGTTATTACCATATTTTCCTGGTGTTATGTCTGAGATAAAACGATTACCAACAATAAGAGTATAAGATATTATAATAGGAGGCTAATGCCTCCTATTATTGTTTATATCATTTTTGAGTGGATTTAGATGAGCCACTCCCTCATAGTTTAATATTTATTCTTTTACTATTAACAGTTTTTTTGTATTTTCATACAAAATATAATAAATATAAAACTAAAATTACTATGTAGTTTAATAAAAACCAATAAAATATATGAAAATGAATAAAAAGAAGAAAATAAGTAATGAGTTTTCGAAAATTAAAAATCCTTATGGTAGCATTGTTAACACTGTTCTCTTTATGGTGTGTATGAGTGTGTATGTATTCTGTTTAAAGTGTTAATATTGTTAATATTGTATATTTATATACTTTCATATGAATATGAATACATCTCATCATTATCATTTGAATATAATAACTTTTATCATTATCATTATTATTGTCATACTAAATTTAAAATAAACAAAATACGAATATCAATGAGAGGGATTATCCCTCTCATCATTTCATTTGTATTTAGTAGAATGAATTTACTTCATTAAAGAATGCCATATCAGCACGAGTTAAATTATGTTCTTCTGAAGTATTTTGTAAAGTAGAAGATACATATTGATCATTTCTATATCCATAATCATCATAGCCATTAACAGTTGGTCGTGTACCACTATAATTCGACGTTAAGTCATGTAACAATTGTTCTTCATACACAGTAGGTGTTTCGTAAGGAATCATATTGTCAACAACACTGTCTTCGATATCACTCTCATATTCCTTAATAACATCATATATTTTTTCAAAAGAACATAATCTTTTATCAATACCAAAGCGGGTTAAATCATGACCATATGTCAAAACATAAACGGCATGTAAATAGCCCATAACCATATCATCATGTTCACCTACATCAGCTTGAATTTTACCTTTAACACGTACAAGATTGGTTATGTCTTTAACAAGATATTTTGTTAATAATAAATGTTTAAAATCTTTTACATTACGTAATAATAGATCAAACATATTTTTTCTAACTGAAGCAGTTACATATGTACCGATATAACCCTTTTCTTTGGATCTCCTCTTTAATATAGATACATCGTCCTTATCACGTATAGTAGCATTCTTTGATATATCCAATCTAGGATCATGGTAAAATCGATCTTCTAATTCGGTCTCTTGAACAAAATCAACTAATGCTTTACCGATATTATTTGTTTCTAAACAGAATATACCTTTGGGTATTAATTTAGCAACAAACGTGATCACTCTCATCTGGTCTATAGAACCCATATATGGTGAAGATAGTTCAGCAACAACTTCTAATGTATATGGATGGACAACACATATTGTGGTATTGTCACCACCACCACCAGTGGATATATCCATGCCAATTAGATATGGTATATTTATATCAAAATAAGGTGTATCAGAGGTCAAATCAACTGAATTTATTTTATGTTTATAAACATACAGATGATATTTCTTTAATACGAAAATATCATAATCAGGTTGTTTTTGATTGCTTATGATATAATCAATATCTGCTTGGTCAAATAATACCGCACCAGAACCACGGTATCTTTGTAATAAACAACCACGGCGATACTCGTCGATCTTACCCAGACGAGCAGCCTCCATATACTGTGCTCGTAACCATTTATCATCACGACGCAGTTGTTTGTAATTATATTCGATATACAACATGGTGATTTGTTCCGCAACACCATCTTCATTAACCGATTCAACACCTTCGAATGATTGTTCAATTTCTTCATCAGTGAAATCATAATACTGTTCACTCCAAGGTGGTGTAGCATCAATTATCTTTTGTGCAGCTTTACCTTGTGGTGTTTCTAAGTTGCCTGGTGTAGAAGCATACATCATACATGCAACACCATTATTTTGTTTTGCAATTATACGACCTGAAATTATAGCAGGTGTACCACCTGCTATTACATAATCAATGAAAGGTATATATTCCCACTCATCAATGAATAATGAGAATAGTGTGGTACCACGAAGTTTATCATTCGCAACAACATCACTATCGGATGATGACAATAATGTTATGTTCGTATTATGTTCATCATACTTCATTGATTTTATACCAACTTTTTTCTTATTACTAAATGGATTCATGTAAGGTGGTAAAGCTTCAATGTAGTTTTTTAAATCAGAAGCATTCTCCATAACCTTTTTCTCAGTCAAATGCATTAGTGGTATTGTCGCATTCTTTAATCGATAAATAAATGTGTATGTTATTAACAATAACACTATTGTTGTTTTCCAAGTCTGACGGGGTTGACATAATATAAAATCAATGTTATGAGTATAGCACCATGTTGCGGCACATGATGCTCGTGTTAGTTCAACGGGATAAGGTTTTGGTGCACCACGCACAGGAATAACAGCACATTCTCTCAACCAAAACCATACATTGTTCACACACTCTATATGTATCTTACCAATATCTTCAGCAGATATATCAGGATTGTGAGGATCTATATCTTGTACACCAAGATGTGGGTATCGCACCTCTAACATGAAATACCAATTTTTGATACCGAGTGTTTTCAATTCCTGTGCTGTTAATAAAAAAGAAGAATTCTTTGTTCCAAAATCATAAAACTTCCCATCTATTTGAACAATCTTACTCAAGTTATCAAATCCTTTCTATTAAAATATAAAAAAAATAATGTTGTGGGGACAATCCCCACAACACTGTTTATATTAAAAATTATTGATACTGTTTTAATTGTTGTAGTGTGGGTAATAATTCAACGAACCTTTCGAAAACGGAGTTTATATATGTTTGGTCGGTCACTCCGTCGAATAAATTGGTCTTGGATATATTATTGAAAAAGTCTATCATATCAACGGTTCCATTCTTATATGATTCATATTGCATATAGTATGAATACATGATTAGTATGTAACGTAAATCTGGTATAGAGATTTTGACAGTTACATTATTGAATAATAAATCCATTTCATCATCAACATTACCGATTGTATTATATCCGAACATATCAGGTGCTATTCGAATTCCCATTAATTTTAAAACATTCTTCAAATTATCCAGTTGCGGGAACTTATTATATTTCGATGTATCAATCTTCATATTATTCAAATGACTCATTAGAACTGAATTCTCTTCATATTGTGAACCACGGAAATATGATGATATCTTAGCGAATGATTTAATACCAACACCAGCCAAGAAATTATAAGTATCATATTCACCGAACTTAATTGGGTTATCAGAATAATGACGCAAGTTCTTATTATACTGACGTGTCTTAACTGGTAAATCATATAACGTAGTTCTTCCTGTTGATACAGTACTCATTGCTTTAGATGGTTCTTGCTTCAACACCCACATGTATTGATATCCAATAGCAAATGTTTCCTCATGTTCAATCCATCTATGTCTGAGTTTCGTATACAATTTATATTCTTTTAATATGTCAGGGTACTTTTCATATGCTTCGAGTATCGCGTCCCTTATACAAGTATCATTTAATGGCTCAACTTGTAAGAATATACCGTTTGTTATTATATCTTTATATACTGCATCAGGGTTGTCACGATATAATCGAGCCATATCTTCGGCATGTACCGAGTTATATATACCAACAAATTCTATCACAAGATTAACAATCTCATCAGGTGTAGAACCTGACTCTTCCATCTTCAATATATGTTGGTGCATTCTATCCATCTGGAATGTCATGGTGTTTTCATATAATGAAAATGCAATGATTCTATTAGGTACAGACAATGCGTTAGACAGTACATCAATAGGACGACCATCATCAGTCTTTGGCATCAAATCACGTGGTATGATTTTCGCCACAGTTGTTTTGTTACCATAACGCCCAACCATCTTTTGTCCGATCTGAATTTTCTTTGGTTGTAATACTGTAAATTCAATTAATGTATCCAACACATATTCCTTGGTAACCCAACTACTATCATTCAGATACTTTTCTGCTTGGTGATAAATATCCAATAACGATGTATCGTCTTGATATTTGTCAACAATGATTGTTGATATATACGAATATATGTCTGAATACCACTCACGAATCTGTGATAAATAATAATTGAATTGTTCGTTCTCGACTTCAACATTTGTGCGTATATCGATGTCAATGAGTATTCCGTTTGTGAAAATATTCCTATCCTTTATATGTGGGATTGAAGCTTCCGCTATTGTTGATAAATACGAATTCTCTCGGATAGAACAAATGATATTGTTTTTTACTTCTTCACCTATATCAGGGAAAGGTTTGTATAGTGTACTGTCACCATAATTGTTTAACAGGAAGGCATGTCTGTTGATCTCAAC